CGTTAAACGCTGTTATAAATGCCTTAAACTCGACTTCATTGCCGCTTGGTACGTGTTCAAACGAGATATTGGCACCGGTAATATTGGCATATGCATCAGTTGCTCTGATCATCGGCGTTATCCCTTCGCGAAGGTTCGCTCTGCGTGCTTTTTCGGCAGCGATTCTCTCAGCCTTTGCCCCCGCGGCTGCAGCCTGGTCCAGGCGCTGTTGTTCTTTATACGCTTCGGTTCTCGACGCAGCTCTCGCCTCTCTTTTTTCCTTTAATGAATTAAACATTTATATTTCCTCCTAAATTTATCCTGTACCCGTCATGGCAGCTGTTCCCACCTGAGCCATCGCAATTGCGACACGCCCCTCTAACAGGTCAGTAGTGGCAGTTCCATCCAATTGAAGCCTGACCTGCATAGGGCGCTGAGCTGTGCGCTGAGTGCTCTTCTCCAATTCTAGAGCTAACTCGGTCCGACCTATGGGCGCGTCTTCGGCAGCGGCTAAAGCGGTTGTGCCGGCTCTCATCGGAATAACTTCTGGTGGTATGAAGCGCGCGGGTGCGGCAACTCCGGGGGTGGCACCATAGCCAGGGGCGCTAGCGCTGGCAACGAAGCCCTCTGGCGCACGACCGACATATGTTTTTGCGCGAGCTTCTTCTCGCATCTTCTCTTCTCGCATAACTTGCATGCTATCGAAAATACCTTCTACGATACCGGTAACGCCGCCGGCGACGGCGCCTACTGTGCCGGCGGACACTCCGCCGACCATGGTGCCAGCAGGACCCACAATTGAGCCTCCTACCGCGCCGGCGACAGCCCCAGCGCCACCGATTTCTCCGGATCGTGTGGCGCCAGTCACGATTCCAGCCTTCATCATTATACCAAGAGACTCCATAAAAGAAGGCGAATGTTTCTCATTTAGTTTCTTGTTTGCATACGCCGTGGCGTCTCCGAAACCAAACATTCTTTTAGTCGCATCCGAAACCCATTTTCCTATGGCGCCGAACTTTTCAGGAAGCATTGTCAATGTTTCCAAGAACGTCGGAGATTCTCTCTTTTTGGTCATGATACGATGAAGCCGGACGAGGACCCAGACGACAGCGGCGAAGGCGGCGGCGAGCGCCAACGCCGGTGACGCGCCGGCGGCGACGAGTCCTGTAACTATAGAGAGCCCTATAGATACTACTTTTAAAACGACGACGAAGTACCAGAGGCTTTTGATTATGCTTCCAACCCGTTCTGTATTTTTTCCGATCCAATCCAGCAGGTCCTTGAGGGTTTCAACAAGAGGCAGTATCACAGGCACCAACGTAATCATCGCAGCCTTAAGTTGTTCTTGAACTGTCTGATACTCTCGGGCCTTCTCGGCGGCGGCAATATAATCTTGTTGGGATTGTTGCATACTATTATTCAACAAGTCCTGATTACCGCTCATTACAAGCGCTAGTTCGCCAACATCACTCAACTTCAGAGCTTCCGTATAAAACAACCTCTGTTGGTAGCTCATATCTGTGAAAGATAAACCAGTGTGTCTTATCGCGTCACGAATCATATCAAATCTTGCGGCGGGATCTTCTTCCATCAAAAGATCCATTGCGTTTACAAAATTTCCGCCCAATGCAGCGTTCAACATTCCGGCTTGTTCTGCCGCACCTTCAAATGTATCAAACTTTTCAACTAGCGCGAGGATCTTTGGTATCTCCAAGCCGGTAAGCTTGGCTTGAAGCGCCACTCCTTTGAACGCTTTCTCGCCAGAAGCACCAAATTTTGCAAGCTGTCCGCTGGCAGCCGCAAATTGAGCATTCATCTCGGCAGGAGCCACGCCAATGTTCACAGCCAAATCTCTTAATCTTAATAATGCCTCATCTGCTTGTTCAGGCACAACGCCCATTGCTTTGGTCATAAGTTGTACGCTCTTAGCGGAGTCTTGAGTAGAAATACCGAACTTGCTCAAGATGGTGACGGTCTTTGCTAAATCTTTGCGCACCTGCTCGTTCATCATGGTGAAGTCAGTGTAAGTTTTGAATAAGTCTGTGTGGGCAGCAGTTACGTCTTCAATGGTGGCGCCATACTGCCTTGTTACTTCCCAGGTCTCCGTCAGTCCGCGGGCAAATTTATCCGAGGCGCCGGTAACCTTTTTAAAGCTGTTTTCGGCGTCTATCACTGCAATAGCCACACCTACCATATTATCAATTAACGAATCTAAAATGCCCGTAAACCCCTTCGAAGCGGCGGAAGCAATGTTCGTGTAGCTGCCCATGGATGCCATGCCTTTAGCGACCTTATTCAAGCCAGCGCTGAAGTTAACAGCCTTGTCCGTCCTGAATGCTTGTCCGAGGGACTTGCCCAGCTCGTCGGCGGCGGCTTTAGAATCTCGCAGCCCTTTTTTCCTCTTATTTTGGCGCCGAACAAAATTTTCATGGTCTTCTTGGCTTCTCTTCCCAAGAGCCGCCTGAGCTGCCGATTCTTTCATTAATGCATCGACATAATCTATTTGCTTGTCAAGTCGAGCATCGAGATTAAGTTTCTCAGCCTTAAAATCCTTCTGGGCATTTGCAGCGGACGTCTCGGCTAGGTTGGCATCTTTCTGGCGTTGTTTGAAAAGCTCTTTTAAAGCAATAACGCGGGCTTCATCGGTGGCCAGGACTTCTCGCGACAAATCGAGCTGTTCTTGCTCTTTCTTGAGTTCTTCGCCCGTGAGCTTGCTGACTTTGCGGCGCTCTTCACTCAGGGCGTGCCTGGCTTCAGCTGAGTCGTCTGCAGAGTTAGTTTCGTCGTCGTTAACCATAAAAAATCCTTTTTAGACGCTTACACTTAAATAGTTTGCCATAAAAAAAGACAGAGCTATGAACTCCGTCTGTTTCTACCCGCCATTTGTGGGGGCGCCGAGGGTTGGTTATGAGCGCTTAACGTCTGCGTTTTACTCGACCGGGTCGAAGAACTGCTCGCGGCTTCATTTTCTTCTTCTATCTGTCTCACCAAGCGCTCACTAAACCACGTACGCAAACCAACAGGTAAATTGTAAGCCTCAGAAAACGACCAGCCACCGGAATATTTTAAAAAGAAGAACTGCTCATACACGCTCTCCATGTACTCATCGGTCAGGCCAAAAAAAGTCCGCGGTGAGCGGAACCCCCATATCTTGCTCGTAATCACACCCAACACACTCAAAATTTTGAGTTAAATCAACATTTGGAGCTGTGTCGCGGTAGGCAAGCCTTAAGAATCTTGAATCTATGGATGGGATGTGCGTAACTAAAAATTCGATAGCTTCTGGAGAAGAATCATCATTAACGGCCACTATAATATTATGTAAATGTCTTGTAACGCCTTGTTCATACTTCTTTGTTTTTCGATCTCGCTCCATCCCGTTAAAAAGCGACTTTTCGTCTCTTCCTGTTAATAATCTGAACGTCACCCTCACTTCGGTATTTGGCAAAACAACATCAAACGTTCCATTGCCATTGTATTCTACCTCCCAAGGTTCTGTTCCGACAGAGCCATGTTCTATGTTTGCTTTGTTAAGATCGAAATTAAATTCTTGTACAGTTGTACAACTAGGGCAAGTGACCTGGGTTTCATATTCGTTCCCATATCCGGAAACTCTCATTGCAATGACAATTGCATTTTTATCCCCGACCAAGAGAGAGTCTGGGTTTATTCGCTTGTTCACGATTAAGTTTTCTACAACTCTATCGAGCGCAACGCCTTTTTTAAGAAGAGTTCTCGATGTAAGAATATCTTCTTCTTTCGCCGTCATTTGACGAATTTCGATACTACTTTGCATATGCAAAGGATGTCCTTCGGGATAAAACCTTCCCTGCGAAGGTAATTCCACGAACTCTGTGGGAACGACAAACGAAAAACCACCACCACCTTCGTTTTGCATTGTTTGTGGTGGAGGAGTCGTGTCGTGCTGTTGAACGCCGCCTAGGCGATCTCTGTTTCTAGACAATATACACCTCTTTTTTATCTATTATATACTAAAGAATTCTGAACCGCCATCGCCGGCGATGAGGACCGACCCATCGTTAAAGGTCTCAATTCGTGCCCAATCGTATTTAAGGGTAACAGACATCTCAGTTAAATCATCAGTACCATAAGCCAACTCACCAAACTTTGCTTCAGTAATGAATGAGTTCCAGAGCGTCCACTTTTCCAATTCTCCACCATCTGCGTCAATCTGCGTGATGATCACAGTTCCTAGGGCGCCGGCGGCCTTTGCCTTAGAAATGGTGCCCATGCTATCAGTAGTTGCATCAGTAGGAGGAGAATAACCAGACTGAACAAGAATATCTGCCAAAGTTGCAGCCATATCTGGGTTAACCGGATCGACAAGAGTAATGGCAACATCACCCCAAGTCACTTTGCCAGGATAGTTGAACACATGGTTCAAATAATTGTGTTGTACAGCCTCGACCGTAAAACTTGGCTTTGCTGCTGTTTTTGCATACCAAAGCGTAGCACCACCCTGTGCAGCACTAATTCCTTGAAATTCCACATAAAATCTAAATTGTCTCTTTGGATCTTTTAATGTGGTGTCTTCACCAAAGTTTGTTGACCAGAATGGCATATTTAAGAACTCCTATAGTCTATTTTTAAATAGTGTGGTGGGGGAAAAATCCCCCACATCTTTAATCATCGAACGAAGCTCCCGTGGACATGATAACAAAGTCGATAGCAATGTATTCAATGGCACGAGCAGGTTTAATCATAATCTTTGCATACAAAACGTTTTGATCGATAAGATCTGCGGTGGTAGTGGTCTCATCAAGAATGAGCTTATAATCCGTAATACCGTAGCCTATCTTAACGTTGGCCAAGAATGGCTCGACCAAGGCGATGAAACGATTCCATGTGGCTTGAACGTTCTGCTCAAAAAGAATCTGCGTTGAAAGAATGGAGATTTGCTTTTTCAAGTAAATCACAAGCCTTCGCACGTTGATTCTATCAAGCGCAGACTGACGCTCTTGAAGCGTCTTCTGACCAAAGACAACTATTCCCGTGGAGGGGAAAGAAGCAATGGGGTTAATGTTAGCTTCGTAAAGGGTGTCGCGCTCTTTCGAAGTAAGACGCTGTGTGACGCCCACAACGGGAATTCCCGCAGCACCTTCTGAAAGGCCACCGCGGTTGAAACCAGCGGGAGCAAACCAAATCTGGGAAGCTGCCTCTGAAGAAGCTAGAACCCCCATCATGGCGACAGACGGCGGGACCCAAAGCATTGCGCCCGAGTCATCGCGGGTTTGTACCCATGGATAGAATGTTGCGCCATAACTTGAGTCGATTATCCGGTCCCGAAGGGCGTTGGCAGCATTTTGAGGCGTACTTTGAAGTCGCTTATCCTTGCTTGTCTGATATGACTCATGGGGAGGCACATACACACTTGGTAGGTCAATGAGAGCAAGGGCGTCTGCGCGATCTTCGCCAACTCTGACCATGTGCGTGGTCAAACCGGTGTTGGTTAGGCCAGGTGCTGCCAATAAGTTCATATCTAAGAATTCTGGGTCTGCAACAGTATCTATTGCCCGCTTCCAAGTGTAGTAACGATAGCTAGCTGCGTCCGTTGAGCCCATGCCGGTGTTGTACATTGGATCTGGCTTTTTGATATCAAATCCGTCGAAACCGCCGAAGAACGGGGCGGTGAAACTATTAATTTGAGCATCCAACAAGTCCGTATAAGAGGCAGATGAATAAGCAGTTTCTAACAGTCTAGAACCGGACTGATAGAAAAAGTCAGTTCCACCAGCAGTTTTCAAAACAATATCATCTAGAGAGAAGACATATGCATAATCTTCCACACCAGCCACGCTATGGGGATTGGTTGCGTTCTGCCCGCCGCCGGCATTATAGCCCGTGTAAAGCAGTCTATGGAAATCAGCGATGCTGGGATCCGAAGTCGTGCTGGTAGCCGTACGGGTAGTCTGCATTCCAAAATATGCGTCTGACGAATTGGCTAGCCCACCATCAGATGCAGAGTTGCGAAGTCTGACAGCAGGGAATACTAACGAGCCGGTACAGAATCCGGTGTCGTAGTTCGTCTTCGTGGCTGCCATGGCGATTCCGCCGGACATGTATGCCTCGGTCGACCCCCGTGGTGGTTCCCCACCAGCCGTGCCGACCCCGCCGGCTGCAACAATTCCTGCTCCGCCAGTTACGAAGAAATTTGAAAGCGTGCTTTGTTGAGTGCTCGGATGCGAGCCGCCGCCGGACCCCGGTGCAAAACTCACAGACCCAGTGCCACATAGGTTATAAGCCGCTCTAAAACGAGGGGGTCCAAAATAGCCGAATGGCAGAAGCACTGGGTCTGTGCCGCCGGCTTCTACCTCGTCGTTCATCTCGACATACACAAACTTTGAGTTGTTGTTATATTCTCCGTATGTCCTTAGCCGTTTTTCGGTTGTATCCCACGAAGTATATTTATCGCCAATTACGCGCGCAATATAGTTGGGCGACGTAGGATCGAGGTTGAGGTTGTCAAATCTTTCCATTACCTGCACGTTATTATCAGTGTCGTGAAGACTACGAATCAAAATGGAGAACGTGCCGTAATCGGTTGTAGTTGATGTGGAATTTTTAACATTTGCAATTGAAACTTTGCAGTTTCTGTTTAACCACTCGCCATGACCTCGGCCGATTAAGCGGAATAGTTTTGTTTGTTCAAACGAAGTATAATTCGAAGCGAGACCCAAATCTTGACCAATAAACCAGCCAGCGACCGCCTCTTTGGAGGCTTGAGACTTCATATCCATCGGACCGGTGCCAGTTCCCTTTGACACCGACATCACAACACCGATAGACTTAGATAGGAAACTTCTGTCTCTCAGTTCTTGTTCATATGACTCGCCAAGCCAATACGACTTTGCCGACAAAACAGTATTACCATAAAATGTCGAGCCGCTTATCATCTGTGGATTCGTGTTGAACTTCTTGCGAATGAAGTTGGCGCTTGTGTCATCAAAATTAAATCTAATTTTCTCTGAGCCGGCGGAGCCGCTAATGACAACCGTATATAGATTATCGGAATCCACACCGATTATAACGTTGTTTGCGCCCGTCGTTGCGCTCTGGTTATCGTCGCTTAGGTTCGGGCCAGCACAACCGCCTCCGTAAACGTTTCCGCTTAGGTATATCTCGCCGTCATCCACATAAAATATAGCAGCAAGGCTGCCGGTACCAAGATCGAGGCGCTTGGTATCTGTTGACGATGATGTAAATAGCCAAAGGCCGTAGGCCCCGCCGTTTGTATCAGGCACTTCACTAATAGTATTCGTGGTTTTCCAGCCGGCCTTGGCATCGACGGTAGAGTCGGGGTTGGCGTCCTGTTGTCCGAGGAGCCGGACATATGTAAGAGGGGCGACATTCGCGTCTAAGAACGCTTTTGCAGCAAATGTTCCATACATGGGAGATTGAAAGTTCCCATTGCGGTAAATATCTCCGCCGGCGAAGCCGGGCACTGTATCCCCAAACATTTCAACAAATTCTGAGTAAGATTGAACTTTTATCGGTTGCATTGCTAGCCCGCGAGTTGAGCGACCAATTACAACGGGCCCGATGACGTCTGCTTCTGCGGGAATGAAAGAGTTATCAATTTCATTGATAAACACCCCAGGGGATACAAATTTAAAACTTTTCACTGACATACTGTGTTCCTCTTATCGAATTGTGCATAAATGTAGTGCAATCGTTAATTAAATAGTATTTTCAAGTTGAAAAGGAGTTCCTGACCTAAAGAAAAAAAGTCTCATTTCCTTCAGGAACTGTTTCTTCGTTAGGAAAAGTTATCTCAACGACGTTTTCATGTATGCGAACTATCGGTCGATCATCGCTTTTGCCTTCCCCAATGAGGTAGCCCAATACTTTAATTGTAATCTCGGAACTATACATTCTCATATCTTCCCCAAGATCGTTAACATTGTTGGAATGAGTAAAGCCCTGGTCGATAAATCCTTCATATAAATGACCATTTCTTCTCATGGTAAACGCATTAATTTGTCCCGTTCTCCCGATAAAAGGCGCTAGCATTGTGTTCATTTGCTGTTGATATTCTGATTTCAAGGTTATCTTGTAGTCGATATTTACATAAACAGGAATAGGGATAGAAAGCATCTTAATGACTACTTTTTGGTTCACTCTCGGGTAATACAGTTGCTTTATCTCTCCTGTCACATCTCCTCGGGTCCCGGCAGCCACCGCAAAATTCCTTGTCTTATCCTGAACAATCTTTTTAGCAATCACCATCCGGCCACTTCTGCCGTCTTTTTCATCGGAATACAAATTGGCCTGGAATGAACCTTTTCTGTTCGGATCTTTGACGATGCCGGTGCGCTCCACGCTGATTAAGGGTAATTTGAGGGCTCCGTCGAGGTCTCTTAGGGATTTTTCATGTTTAACTTGAAAAGATCTTTCCGGGACTTGCCATAAAACCGGCGTCTTGGTAAATCCCTCGTTGGTGGTGGTACTTATCATTAAATCTTCTTTAACCCAAGACATGATAGCATAATCTATATTTTCTATAGTCGACTCCAACATCCCTATTTCTTTTAGGGTCACCGCATCTTCGCCATTTGGCAGCATTGCAAAATCAAAGTTTTTAGGTAGCATCGAATAGTCCCTTCCGCGCCCTCTTACAAATAGCAGATATTTCAAAAATATTGTTGATTTGTCCGAATAGTTGCTTATCGTAAGATAGTTTGACTATCTCATAATAACTATCTCCGTACAAGACGAAATCACCCTCGCGCACATACATGTCTTGATCTTCTTCAAGGCGCCTTTTATGGAAATGAATATTAATTTCCCATACTTTGTCAACTCCAGCGCCGGCCATATATTCTGTTTCAAACCTTGTAAATTCGACCAACGCATAAATTCTGATGGGTGACAGAAAGGTTTTCTTAACGGCTTCTCCATACATTTCATGAAAATTTGTTCTTTTGAGATCAATGGGATAATAAAGGATTTGTTGGCCAATTACTTTTTCAATTAACTCGTCATTGACTTGCTTAACAAGATCTCTTTCTTTCTCGCCCAAAAACAAAGGGGGCGGCAGCTGTGGTCTTTTCCATTCATTTGACATCGTTCATCACCCCACAAAAATCGGTAACGGAGAGTTTTTCAACGTGGTAGCTGCAGCCTCTGACCTTTCACTATCTCGCTTAACTAGTTCGGTGTATTCCATCTCCTTTAGAGTTTCTATTAATTTGTCTCTTAAAGTAGTTTGCTCTTCTTTAGCTTGCCCTAATAACTCTGAATGATTCAAGGTCACCGTTTCGCCGGGAATGGGGATTGTTGTGAATTTGCCTCTGATCTGTCCTAACATTTCCTTGCACAGCGCCAAGCAATACTTACGTATCCACTGTTTTCCTATAGAATTGATATTCTCATACGGAATATTGTCAAATGGAAGCGTATTGACGTTATTAATGCCATCCACGCCACTCTCATAACTATCATCATCTTCCCATGCGTTTGTATCTACATAAAATCTAAACCAGATTCGATCTAAGTCCCCAAAATCCCAGTAACTAGGATCCGGGTAGAGCCTTAAATTGTTATTGATAATCTCGTAGGAATAGTGCGAGGTTCTCGTATAAAGCGAATCCTCATACATGATAGCCTGCATTTTATTTTGCC